TCACATCACCGGGCAGTCATCAAACTCCGCGTTCCTGGCATCATTAATGATGTACGTGATCACCCCGAATATAGCGGGCGCAGAACTGTAACCGTCATCATCTGCTGGCAGCGCCTCCCTTCTCCCGTTCTCCAGATTAACCAGGTGGGGCTGAGGGTGAGTCCGATATCGCTTGATCCTGAATTCTCCATCTATCGCGCATATCAGCAGCGAGCCATCACAGGGAGAAAGTGACGCATCAACAACAAGCAGCGCTCCCTGGATTATCCCTTCCCTGAAATGTGAACGCGATGCCCGCATGAAATAAGTCGCTGCGGGCTGACTGATTAGCTGCTGATCGAGGGAAATTCGTGTTTCAACGTAATCTGCCGCAGGTGAAGGAAAGCCCATGGCTAGAGTCCTCCGTTTGGATTGAACAGCTGGAAGGTACGGTTCTCGCCTTCCTGCGTTGATACATCGCGGAATGTTGTCACATACCACTCGATCCATTCGTTGGCCTGCTTCATTGTCCAGTTCCAGTTAACCTTGCTCAGCTCCTGGACAAACCGCTGTGTCGTGACGGTCTTCCGGCCATTTGGTTCCTGCTGTATCGAAGCATACCAGGCTATTTCAATATCGCTGCGTCGTGGCATCATCACGCCCTCTCTTGAATACCGGATAAAAACACAGTATAAATACTGTATATACATCCAGTAAAGAGGCAATTAGCAATGTTCGTGGAACTCGTTTATGACAAAAGGAATTTTGATGGTTTGCCCGGTGCAAAAGATATCATTCTGGGCGAATTGACCAAGAGGATTCACCGGATCTTCCCCGATGCTGACGTTCGGGTTAAACCGATGATGACACTGCCGGCGATCAACACTGACGCCAGCAAGCATGAGAAAGAACAGATAAGCCGTACTGTTCAGGAAATGTTTGAAGAAGCTGATATGTGGCTGGTTTCAGATTAAACACCTTGAACCGTCATATTGCTTAAGTACAATCCGCCGTGACTGGCAATCATTCAATACTCGCACTATCGAACGTTCGCCAGTCGGCCGCAATCATGCTCTTGCATACGGCGTGGTTGCGGTAACCATCATTTTTACGACTGGGTATCCTGCTGATTTTGCTGGCGCTCACGTTCAGCTAATTCCCTGGCTTCCTGTACTTCCTGTTGTTTAATATTCCAGAGGCTGTTCTGGGGCATTTCAACGCGCAGGTCTACCCAGCGACCAGCGGGGATATCAACTGGTTCACCATCCTGCACCGTTTCAGTAAACGATCCATCTTCATTTTTAATACCAATCAGATTCCGGGCAAATTCTGGCGCACTGTCGTGAGTCCGGTGATACGTTTTAAGCGTTATAGAACCATCCGGGTCAATTTCATAATCTACCCACAGCAATGGCAGACCATTTGTATTCGCTGGGATAACGAAACCACCATCCACGCCTCCCCATATCGGTTCAGAGTGAAAACCCAGGACCCCGGATATCTTATAAATGCCGGTGTCGATGCGCTCAGTCATTACACCTTCCGCTTCCTCGTTGAATTCTGCCGTACCATCGCCTTTCAATTTGATGACTGGTGAAGCAGGTTTGAGGTTACCGTTAGAATCTATGGTGGTATTTCCGTTGTTGTAATGTTTACGAATTAAAGGCGATCCACCGACCTGATGAACAAGAGTCAGGAGTGTTGCATCACTACCAGATAAATAAATCTGAAAGTTATGCGTGTTGCTGTAACTTATTTTTACCCCTGCCCCCCACTCAGTCCAAAACCCTGTCGGACCACCACCGTTCATAAATAACTGACATCCTGTAACAGGCGAGCCAATATCTGCATTGTTAAGTAGCGCCGCCACCCCACCCAGCCCAAATGCACCAACCATCATGATGTCACCGAGAGACCCCCCTGTATTTTTTGTCGCTGCGCTTCCCAGCCCAAGGTTTACGCGGGCGGTGTGTGTATCAGGCAAATCCCCAAGATTCTGTTCCTTTACAAGTTTTTCACCCAGCTCCGTATTTATACTGCTTAAAGACTGATTAATATTACTCAGTGTTGCAGAAATCCCGCCCCATGCAGGTCCTGTGAATGAACTGCCATCAGGCAACTTAACGGTGACATTTCCGCTTCCACTAAAAATGCTTTGCCAGTTCTGTTTGTCGTAGTTCAGTCCTCGCAGGGCTTCTGCACCTTGTACCACCAGCGCCGCGGTGACCATATTCAGCGCTATACGAGGAACAGCTGACCAGGCCGCGCCAGCCTGTGTTGGCCCGGTGAAATTGCTTACCAGCGTCAACGCTGAACTACTTTCCACGGACTTAACCGGGAGCGTATAGGGAACGCCGCCGACAGTGACAACAATGAAATCTCCGGCAGCCACCTCGGTGGTAAACGCGGTCCCGTTGCCAGCGACAGCAGCAGAGTTATTCGTCAGGGTTAAGGTTCCTGCTGACATAGTTTTTCCTCAATACATATTCGGAAGAATTAGAATGGGCATGGCAATATTCCTGTTTCTGGTCATATCCCATGAACCGGAATTGCGGTCCGCAAATACTTTGTTGTAGGCTGACCTGACGCTACCGCCTGACATGACCACGCCTTTGGTTCTGATATTTCCCCATCCACCAATCATGCGAACCTGAACGCCGGTATAGACTATCTGGCAGAACCCGCCGCCAATATCCTGGAAGGCATCGGTAATCTGGATTTGACGGTCATATACAAAGGGGCGTTTCAGCGTGGAAAATGTCACCTGGCCTGCGGCGTTGGTCATCGTGATACCGTCGCCGCCGACAGGTGCTGTCTGATTGAATATCACCAGGTCAATCGTCGCTGTTCCGGCCACATCGTCCCGCCCTGTGTAGGAAATATCGCGGACGATGATGTTGCCGCCATCAAACCCCACCGACACATTCGGGTTATCCCATTTGCCGAAAGGAATACCGCTGACCGGAAGCGCAGCGCTGCCGCTAACCGTAATGCGCCCGGAATAAGCGCAGGTCATCAGCGCAGCCTGATTGGATATAGCGGTGAAGTCGGTCGAGTTTGAAACCAGTAAACCTTCGTTATACGTCGCCGCAGGCAGCAGCTCCATAACGTAGCCTGACCAGTCAGGGACAATACTTTTTCCACCGATTGTCTCAGCCCCGATGATTACCCCGGAATCACCGTTTCGGGTGACACCCGTCATTATGGCCACGTCGAATTCTGCAAAGGAATAGATGTAAATGGGGTTTGTTGGCACCACGATAGCCTGTGAGCCAGGAACGAGTGGAGTATTGACAGGGTACTGCATGAACTGGGATGACCAGCCCGAGAACGATGTACAAAAACTGGGGGCGCGAAGCCCCGCAGTAATTGCCATCACCGGACGGCCATCGTTGTAATCAATCAGAATACCTTCCGGCATTATGACCACCTCCCGACGACAACCCGTCCACCACCAGATAAATTGACGGTCACACCATTACCATCAATTTTGACAACGTTATTAACACCGTTGAATGCAAATTCACCGCTATCGGCATACAGTCTTCCGTGGAATTCAGGGCTGGCATTCTTGGGTAAATTCCACCCCCTTACACCGGGTATGAAATTTGAAGATTGAAGCGAGTCCGTAATTTTACCGAAATCAATGGACGCTTCCTGGATGAGCACACTGCGAATAAATACCTGCCCGTTATAGACAAAGAATGCAGCCTGCCAGTTACCGGGGTTATTACCGGAATAAATGCCGAACTGATCGGCGGCAAATACAACCGTGGATTTATAGCTGTTTCCATCAGGTTCGATGGACATACCGAAACCCGTGTTGTATTTAACACCATTTCTTACGATACCCATGTTCAGCGTGTAGGAGGCTTTGGCTGTTCCGTCGCTGTTCACCACCGCAGTCATTTTCTGGTTTACCGCAGAGGTCAGACTGCCATCAGGTCCTATTTGAGCCTGGACATAAGTGGATAAGTCAGCGAGCCCCTGCTCAGCAGTAGCCACCGTGGTTTTTACGACCAGAATATCAGCGCGTACCTCACCATATTGTTGATACTGATGCTCAACGGTGCCATGGTTCGCCAGTGCATTTTCCATAATGCCTTCCAGATTTGTATCAACTCCGTTTTTGATATTCTGGAATGCATCAGAGTTCTGAATCTGGTCATCAATGATGTCAATCAGCCCGCCAGTGTCCATAGAACACAACGCCGGAACTTCAATAAAACCGGATGCACCAAAGGCGTTAACCGTTCTGATGTACCAGTAATAGGTATGTCCAACCTGTAGCTGATTGCTTGTCCAGGTCGTTCCCATCCCCTCGCGGCTGGCATTCCCTTCCACCGTGGCTGTTGAGGTATTGGGCAGTTTCGTTTCGCCTGACGTCCAGAAATCGAACTGTGTGGAAACATTAGTGATCGCCGCCAGACGCGGGATCAGCGTGACGGCAAAGAATCCCTGCTCAATATCAACATGGGAAGGTGCTGGCGGGGCTTCAATGCTGAATTCCAGATACCCTTCTGGCGACTCTGCCCCCATCTGGTTTACAGCAATAACGTGTGCTGTGTAGGTATTTTTCGGTAACCCGGTAAGACGCGTGAACGTACCCGGAGCTTGGACGGACATCACCATCTGACCATTGCGACGAATGATCACTTTGTTGTAGACCACCTGACCGATGTTCTGCCAGGAAAGAATGCCCTGTACTACCTGCCCAATTTCCTCCACGGTGTATTTCAGATTCTGCGGCTGCGCCACTCCACCGGATGGCAACTGAGTGAACGGCGGTCGCTCAATCGGTTTACCAACGGCGTCGCCCCAGACATCTGCTGTTTCCTGCTTCAGCGTCAGTTGCACGCCATTCTGAACGCCGAACTTCCAGTCAGTTACCCGCATCTCAACATTCACGATGCCGATAGACGGGAAATTCACCTTCACATACATTCCCGGGCGGTAACGGTACCCGCTCAGGTTCAACATAACGTTCATGGTTCTGGCGATACGGGTGCGCTTTAACTTCACATCCGCAAGACGCTGGGCCTGAAATTCAGAGGTCACAAATCGCAGCTTCATATCCTGCGATATTTCCACGCCGTCTTCCGTCACCCATTCACTGACAGATACGGAAGGGAAATCCGCTTCGGTATAACCCTGCTGCGGATCAACAAACGTACCCTTGATAGTGTTAACACGTTCCGCCTGAGAGACTTCCGGCATAATTTCGATATCACCGGCCAGCTGGCTCTCAGTGATCACCTCTATCGCGGGACCATAATAAGCCCCGACCAAAAGGCCATGTTTGCCCGCGGTATACGTTACATCCCCAGCGCATGCTGCCAGCATCCCTTCCAGAATACTGACCTTGTTTTCACTGAGATCGAACTCACCGTTAATCGTATAACGCTTCTCAACGGTATTACCGCCAGTAATCACATCCTCATCACAGATATTCGCCGCATCCTTAAACTGGTCCCAGAGAATATCAGTGTCGGGCACTTTCAGGTAATTACGGTAATAGTCCAGGATAACCAGCGCCGCATTGTTGCTGTAACCCGTCAACCCCGTCCGTGGGTCATAAACAGCACGCCCGTATTTTTCGACCTTGATATTCGGGATACCTGACGGGAATTTTTCTGCGCTGAATTTGAGGGACACACGCAGCCAGGTGATCCCTTTTCCGATCATGTCTTCTTTCCATGACTGGCAGTTTGCCAGCATGTACGGATCTACGGTCTGGCGATTGGTATGCAGTTCAAAAGATGTATTCTCCGGAAAACTGCTGATCGGTTCGTCACCCAGCCAGACGGTTCCAATGCTGGATAATGAGTGACCCGCCAGCGCAACAGCCAGGTGCAGCATTTCACCGTCATCCTGTTGACCCGGCTCTTCTTCTGAAAAAAACAATGTTCCCGCTGTCGTGGTGTGACCATAAACAACCGTTTTGGCACTGGCTGCGGCACGAAGGACCTGTTTACGTTCCGATGTGTCACGGTATGAATCCAGTGATGGCTTCTTGGTCAGTGCCTGAGTTGCCACCTGAGCGGCCACGGTGATAGCCATTGCAATCCCGTAATACTGATATGAGGCAGCAGCACCTGCAGCGACGGTCGCAATGATAGGAATAGCAGCAGGCATTAACGCACCCTCCAGACACTCAGCGGCTTAACCCGCAGACTGACAAGACCAGTTTCGCCAGGTACCCATACAACGCCGGAGTACACCACCCCGGCACACCGCGCCCCGGAATTTTCAACAATGGCAATATCCCCGCGTTGCGCCAGCTTCACCGGCACTTCATCGAGATACCGGGACAGCACCTTTTCAAGCGAACCGCCACCGCGCAATATCGCCTTTTTTGCCCCATGCTTACTGTCGTAGGTTCCGCGCCATCCGGCCGCAAAATCCTCGCCGCACATGGCCTGTGCGCAGTCCGCCGCGAACAGGCAGCAGTCATGACTGCCCCATAAAAAAGGCCGCTTTTCAGCGGCCCTTATTACGGTTATTAATCTGTTATGCCAGTCCGGATGCTTCATGCTTCCTCACTTATAGGTAAATCCAGGTGCATCTTTTTTATTGCCCCAGTAAATCGAACGTTCAGACATCTGCGCCACATACCGGAATATGTGATCGCCGGGATAAGCGGCCTGTTGAGATTCATCGGTATAGCGATCGGGAAAAGGACGTTGCCAGTCCTCAAAAATATTACTGAGGGTGTACTGCAGAGCGTTCGTACCGCCAGCGGTCGCCCCGGTACTGGATACTCGCCCTTTGAACAAGAGATCGGCAACCTGGACAACACCGTTATCATCCATGGCCACCAGATAAATTTCGGCATTTCTGCCCACGCATCGCTCATTCAGCGTGGTAGCAAAGAGGGCCATATCCAGACCTGAGAGGGTCATTTTGACCTGCGTGGGGCTTGTCGTGCTGGTTTCACTGGCATCATCAACAGAACCCATGCGCCCCATGCCGTAATAGACATAACCCCCAAGAACCAGTGTCCCGGTACCGGAATGTACATAGACAGTACCGGATTCAAACTGAATATTCGCGGCGATCGCAACCGTCACCCTGTCGCGGGATAACCAGTCCACCATCGAATCCGAAAAGGGGGAATACAACATTAAAATGCCTCCTCAAGCTCCAGTGTATAACTGGTAAAAACACCCGGCACACGGTTACCGGCTCCCTGCTGGTTATCCTTCAGTTTGAAAATGCCGTAGGGTTTCGCGATTTCAATGGCTGCGTTAGCAGGCGGCGAACTACGCAACATCGGGGCAAATACAATTATTGCGGTACCGTTCGCCGCGCTCGTCACGTCGGCTGTAACCATCTTCAGTTCATCGTTAACAGTGAAATAATCGCCCTGTCTGAGCACAACTGTTCCCGGCGTCCAGCCCTTACTTTGAATCTGGGTCCCTGTCTGATTAGCGCCATCAACAACGGGCACGCCCGCTGGCGCTCTGCCACTTCTCCCCCAGTCGCGAACTTTTACCCTGCCATACTCACCGTCAAGCGAAGCCACCAGAGCATCAATACGCCTGGATTTTTCGTCAGTCAGGTTATTAAAAGTCAGGGAACATACCCAGCGGGTACCGGGGAAGCGTGCTGTCTGCGATGCCCCATTGAATGGAGATCGAAAGGTTTTGGTATTACTTTCTGGTCGCCAGGTCAGCGACGCGGGGCAGACATCTTCCGGCCATTCGAGTGCAGCCATAGATTCTCCTGCATTATTCTGCGCACAACAGCGTTACTGATCATTTGTCAGGATGTTACTGATTTACATACCTGGTTATGGTTGTTACTCAGCCCGCCCATGTTAGTGTATGGGCGCACACAACAATGAGGGATGGCTGATTACCTCTAATAGAGTGAGGCATGTCTCAAATGGAATATAAAGAATTAACAATTGAGTTTAACTCAAGCGCCGGTACATCTGAACAAGTAGCAAATGAATTAAATGATCTAAAGAACATATTGTTAAGCGTTGCATTTAAACTCGATGAAGATGCTAGAAAGCAAATTATCAAAGAGTTATCAGCTATTGAATCTCCTGGTTTGCAAGAATGGCTTGGGAATTTAAAGATGGGGGAGCAGAATTAATACCTATATTTAACTTATAAATAGAAGTAATATTAACGGCCTCTGGGCAGGCCGTTTTATTAATGTTATCCATCTTGTTTTCAAGCGATTCAACTCGTTGCTCTAAAGTCATACTGTCTCCCGCCTTTCGGCTCAATGAATATTAATAATTCTTACACGCCAAGCAATCGCCTTGCCTGACCTCTATTAGAGAAGTCCTGAAGCAAATCCTGACGTGCCTGCTTCGCACCGTCATTCGCCCCCTGTCGCGCAGCTTCCTGCATAGCCTGCTTCAGTGCAGCGTCTCCGTTACCGGATATGTTGAAGTGCTGATGAATAATCGTATCACCGCCGCCTGATGTAGAGCCTGGAGTGCCAACCATGCGAACACCCAGCGAACCATCTGCTGATCGTGTCAGTGGCATAATGGCTTCCGGCCCCGCCTCCCCCATAAGCCCGGCACCTTTTGCAAAAGCAAAATATGTCGGTGTGCTAACAATGCTGTTGCTGTAAGCGCTCAGACTTTCAGAAGCATATGCACCACCTTTTGCATTCAGCTTTATGCCAGATGCGGCAGAGTTATAAGCGCCAGAAGGAGTGCTACCAGATGCAGCTCCAGCGCCCGCACCGAACATACCGCCGATTGAACTGAAAACACCGCTGTTACTGGCTGAGCGCAAAGAATCCACCAGCATCGCATTGAGGATAATTTTCTGCATAGACTGAAGCACCGAACTAGCCCAGTCTTCCCAGTCAACCTTATTACCGGCCAGTGCATCAGAAATGTTACCCACCAGCCCGGACATTGCGTTATTCACCAGGTCAGCAGACTGAGATGCGTAATCAGAAGCAGTGTCAGCCCAGTTTGCAAAACCTTCACGCATACCCGTTGTCCAGTCACTGCGCTGAGCGTCAGAGGCTGAGTAGTAAGCCTCCTGATCTCGCAATCGTTCATCGAGATAACGTTTATTCAGTGCCAGTTCCTGACGGTATAGGTCTTCAGAAATATCACCTGACTGGTACTGTCGCTGCAGATCAACGTTCTTCTGCTGAAACTCTTCCCGGATGCGTAACATTTCCTGCATACGTTCACGCATTCGGCTTCCCTGTCCATACCCGGTAAGTTCTGCCTGGTTAGATGCTCGCGCGCTGGCGTTTGAGTCAGCGAGGTTGGCTTCATACGCCGCTAATTGTTCGCGGATTTTCTGTTGATCAATCAACGCGGCATTCTGCAACAGGGTTTGTTTTTGTGCCTCGGTAAGAGACGTAAGCTCACCCTGGCTAACCTGATATTTCAGTTTTGCCAGTTCGGTATTTTGACCAGCCAGAGCGATTTGCTCTTTCTGCTGCTTAATGAGTTTGTCGTAAGTATCCGCCGTTTTTTCTGCATCCGACTTACCACGACTCTGCCGATTGCTATCCCGAATAGCCTGAAGATTTCGTTCTCCTTCAACAGATAGATTTATATATTTTTCATATTGACCAGCAGGAAGATTAAGGTCAGACGCTTCAAATTCTGCCTGTCTTTTGGCTTTTTCAATCCCCGTTAAACCAGCTAATTCATTTTGCCGCTGCACTTTGTCCATAGCGGCCTGCTGTTTTTGGTCAAGGGTGGGCAAAACAGGACCTGCATAAGTAGGCGTTGGCATCGTCACTAGTCCAGTGACTTTGTTCAGCCGTGTATACATTTCCGTTAATGAGCCAACAGCACCAGCCATTTCAACGGTTTTATCTATTGCCTCACTCGTAATGTCGTTTATTAAGTCTTGAGTTTTATGACGCTTATTTAGCATCTGCTCAAGACGCCCCTCTTCAATAGCTAGTTCTGATGCAAATGTTGCAGCTTTTTCAGTAGCATCATTATATAGCCACGTCCCCTCTGAGGCAGACTGCGCCGCTTGTTTGGCGTTATAGAGTTGGTTTGATAACTCTGCAATTTTTAGTTTTAGCTGCTCGATAGAATAATCTTGAGCATCAAGTGAAATATTAGCTTGCCCAAGGTTTGCCGATATCTGGGTTTGAGACATCGATTTTAAATTTTCTCTGACCTGTTCGATTGTGTCCGCATATTGGATAGCTGATTCACGAGCTTGTTCTTGCCGCTGGTACATTGTGTACCAAGCACCCGCACCAAGCATCAAAATACCTGGAATTCCTCCGACTAACGAAAGCAGCCCGGATGCTCCGTTTTTAAACAGATTCATCGCTGAGGTTGCTTTATTAAGAGCATCCTGAGATGCAGAAACAGCACGGTTTGATTGAACCAACGTCGCATTAGCTGCAATCATCGCGCGACGCTTTATAATAGCATTCTGTGTTGCCGTAGCCTCAGCGTTAGTATTTCTGGCAAGATCCAACTCAGACTTAGCAAGCTGATAAGTACGTTCTGCGGCTATAGCATCAGCAGCGGCTTTACGCTGTGATTGAGTTGCGGACTCGGCACGAGCGGCCGCAAGGGCAATTTCATTTTTACGGGCATCAATCAATTGCGCTGTTTGGTTCCCTATGTCACCAAACATTACCCCAAGATATCTGGCACCGCCAATAGCAGCCAGTACCCCAGCTGCAGTAGCTACAGTGTCAATATTGCTTGAGACCGTATCGAGCACACTAACAAGGGCGCTAGTTGCCCCAGTGGCTTCATTCGCACCGCCAACCCATGCCATGAACGCATTCTCAACCTTTGTAGTCGCAGCTGAAACAGTCTGAGGCATCGCTTCATACTCACCCCTGAGTGTGCCTAATTGACTTACAAGCGCAGGAACTACCTTGTCAGCGGTTAATTGTCCGGCATCAGCCATTGCTTTAAGATCTTTTCTAGCAACCCCCATTCCCGCCGCCAGAGCACGGATTACGCGATCACCGTTTTCATTAACAGAGTTGAATTCTTCACCGCGTAAAACCCCTTGAGCCAGCGCTTGGCTGAATTGAGTAATAACAGAACTAGCTTCAGATGTACTGGCACCTGATAACTTCAACCCAGTTGATATAGATTCTGTTATTTTTAATACTTCTTCTGAACTATATCCAAATTCACGCATTGATGCAGCGGAACGGGCAAATAAACTGGCATTATCTGAAAAAGCAGTTCCTGTACGCTGACTAATTTCCATCAGTGCTCGCTGGGATTCGCTAAAATCATCAGATGACTGTGATGCCTGTTTCAGTCGCGCATTCACTGAGTTCCACTCATCAGCAAGTGAAATTAGATGACCTGTAGCAAAAGCCCCTGCAAACGCGCCAGCCATACCCAATGCAGATGCTTTGGCGGTGTTAATCTGATTGGTTACTTCGGCAAGCGCTCTTTGTGTCTCACGGGAAGCTGCTGCAGCCTGGCGACCTCCAGTTTGCATTACGCGATAATAATCATTACCCATTCGAGAAGCGCGAGAAATTTCTGTCTGAAAGGACTGAGAATTCGCAGAAATTTTAATTATCAGTTCACGGAGAATTGCCATAATCCACCTAATAAAAAACCCCGCCGAAGCGAGGCTCACATATAATCATTTTTCTCGGTGGGCTATTTGTATCAATAAATCAATTTGAGCATCTTGCTTTTTATTTATTTCTTTAAGGGCTTCTACCTGTTCATTTGCCCTAACACTAACACGTAATAAATAAAAAACTATAATTAAATTGATTAGCCAACCAAAAACACCGAATACAACAAAAAGTGGCTCCATGATTCCTCCAATGATTTCCAGAGGTAATCGTATATCTGTAATTGAGTTGTGTGAAGAATTATTGCGTTGCGGCAATCAATGCTTTTTCAAGCCCTGCGAATGGATCGGCCTCTTCTTCATCATGATCACGCTGCCATCGCAGCAACATATCACTCATAGTGGCCTTGCCGCCCTGTGCATTAAACACAGCGGTAGCAATTTGCGCCGCCTGAATGTCACCACGAATGTCACCTATTGGACTATGTTTATCAAACTCAGCCCACAGCCTAAGTTCACTGGCTGACATCACTACCTGAAGCTCTGAAAGAGTGCGCCCCATACGGAGCGCCAGCGACATCAAAAACCGCATTCCGGGCTGAGCTACTTTCCCTCAGCCTCCTTTTGATCAGTTGTCAGGTTGAGGGCCTGACGAAGAAGACGCGCGTGGACTGGACCATAAACCGATTCAACCTCGGCAAAATCTTCCTTACTGAACACCGGTTCGCCATGCTCATCAAACAACACATCGATAAAAAGCGTAACATCAGCACGTAGATTACGGTGTGCCCGTTCAGAGATAGATAACTCGCCTTCTGTCTCTCTCGGTTTAATTACATCCTGCCAGTGAAGCCATGCTTCTGCTGATGGTTCACGAAGAACAACTTTCACGCCATCCCATTCCGGCACGATTACATCAATATGACGAAATGCTGACGCCCTGGACAGAGCCAGTTCTTTAAGACTCTTTGCCATTTTTTATCCCTGATTAAAGAAGATGAATTACGCTACCGTTACGACGCAGGTTGCTGAGGTAACTTTTCCGGCAGGTGTGGAGGCGTCGGTAACTTCACAAACATAATCACCGGCATCACCTGCAGCAGCGTTTGCCTTGTTAAACGTTGCTGTCGTCTGTCCACTAACCGCGCTACCGCCTTTCTTCCAGACATAGGAATAAGGTGCAGTTCCCCCGGCAGCTACGACCGTCAGTGACAAAGCCGCACCAGAGGTAACGGATTTGGTGTCAGGCAGATCGGTGGTAAGGCGCAGCGCGTTATCAATTTTCGTCGGCTTACCTTTCAGGCGTAGCGAGAACGTTGCGGCCACTACGCTGTTTGTCCCTGAAGACCAGGTATGCTGACGGACTTCAGACAGGAACTGGAAGCCAATACCAGACGGGAAGACAATCCGAAAACCATACGTGGTGTCGTTATCGTAAGCATCACGCAGCGCATCCTGTGCCGGGTTAACATAAAAGTTACCGGACATAGAGATTTCTGACTGAGCGCCCAGGCCGTTGATGTTTTCCTGCTCGGTTGAGCACAGGGTGGTGACATCGATGTCCTGCTTCTGGCCGCCAGTAAACTGGACCTCTTTGATAGTGCAGTGCAAATCAAGCCAGGTTGCGGCGCCAATCGTATCCAGTGTCGCTGGCGCAGAGGTGATCTGAATTTTAGTACCCTGCGATTTTTCATACAGTGAGGACATATTTGTCTCCTGAAAATAGAAAACCCGCCGTAGCGGGTCTGTGAGTTAATGGATTTGTCAGACAGTGACCTGAAATTCCAGCGTCGCCCGGTAATACCGGTTCTCTGGTTCATAACCAGGGGTTTTGCTTATATTGGTGGGATTGAGTGGCTTAACCACCTGAAGCGCCATCTCACAAAGATTCCGCGCCTCTTTGAGAGTCAGTGAGTAAACATCCACCTGAACCGATATCCCGGATTCGGCCTGTCCGCAAAGAACATCGGCGGTCACATCAGAAATAAGTGAAAAAATTACCCATGGTGGCGATATCGAGGGCTGACCATCACTACCCAACGGCGCAACGTAAGGATAAACCTGTCCACCGGCCAGAGGCTTCAGCAAAAGATAAAGGTTATCTTCCGTCATTTACTCAACACCTCATCAATCGCCTGGTTCATGCGTTTCATAGCGACTCGCGTGGCCAGTTCTTCACGCGTATCAAACGCAGGACGAACAAAAGGATGTGGGGGCATATTCACTGTGCCCATTTCGACAAATCGCCAGTAAAACGCGTTGCGTTGATCGGAGGCTTTCATTGAATTATCGCTGTTACCCGTTCGCATGTTTCGACCACGAATATGAACACCGGATGAAATATCACCGCGTTTACGCGATCGCTGCGTCAGCACCACAACGTTTTTCTTCAGCTTTCCGGTTCGTTCAGGCGCTCTTACTATCACCTCGTCTTTCAGAACCTCAGCACCAGCTCGAGTGGCATCACGCAGAACTTTGTTGTTTTCGGCGCGGCTCAGTAATTCAAGATCGCGGGAAATCGCTTCAAGGCCAGAAAAATCCAGACTGATATCAATCATTTTTCCGCTCCATTTTTACAGATTATTTCCAGCCTGGTGGCTTTACTGTCGGGTATGGGAGGACCGATGATATTCAGTACCGCGCCTTTAAATGGACCTGTCAGCACTTTTAATCTTGAGGCAGCAGTCACATCACGCCGGAAACGGACCCACACCCGGATCGTTGCCTGCGCCGTTTCCGCACCCGATTGCAACTGCTCCCGGCCACTGATGCCCAGCACTTCCGCCCATATAGTCTTTCCCTCCTGCCACTCTTCAACCGGCTGGCCTGTCGTATCGCGAAAAGAAGCAAAGTTAAGGATAGTAACGCGATGGCGTAATCGACCTGCCTGCATATTCCCTCCCTACAGTGGTATGTATCGGTACGGTTGAAGCAAAGACTCAAAACCAAACGGGAAGGTGGTAACAATATTTCCGACATTGACTGGTTCTCTGTTTTCAAACCAGTGCCCAACGAGAAGCATCAATGCCAGGAGGATATCGTCAGCAATACTGAGTCCATCAGGATCAGATTCAGGTACCTTATCTTCATACAGTTTTCGGTTAATGTAATTCTCTGCCATACGCCTTGCGGCACCGTAGTAGAGCAATAACATTTCATCTTCCGTTGTATCGTCAGCATCGATCCGACACTGAGCCCTTAGCTTCTCTATCATTTCGCTCATCGTTTTACCCGGCCCGCAGCGAACTGCGGGCATAAAAAAACCGCTTACGCGGCATCAGGAGACAGCAGAAGTGTTGATTACGGCGCCTTACCCACCAGCGCTTTGATGGCCGCTGTATCTTCCAGCACGCAGTCAAAGCGATGGAAGGCCAGGAATGCGGTCTGATCATACTCCGCGTAACGCTCAACCAGACGCTTCAGGGTCATATAGGAAACACGGCGAACAATGAAGCGATTGAAATCACCCAGGAAAATAAATTTCTTACTCGCTGCCGCGGCATCAATCGCCTGATCAATTACATAGGGAATACCAAGAACAGTTGCCGGGGAACCACCAACAACATCCGGTAGCCAAAGAGGGCGCTTCTGATCATCCACCATCTCTTCAATTACCTGAAGAGTGCCGTCATTAAATGCCCAGCGGAAACTTGGACCACCGCGATATGCCGGATCGATCGCATGCTTCAGGCTGTTCATTTCCTGCCAGGTGAATACTGCGGCCGCCGCCGCAGAAACAGTCCCGGTTACTGAAGCCGCCAGCCCTTTAGGTTGCTGAGGTGTACCAGCGCCGGTACCCTGCACGAGATATTTGGCTTCACCGCGGCCAATACGCTGCGCAATACGTCCAGCCAGGTATGCTTCAATATCTACACCGCTGTCCTGCAGCAGTTCATTGGAGACGCGGATAATTTTGGATGACAGTTTTTTAGCTCCCAGAATTGCGGTGCCGAATGTCACATCCCCCTCCGTTGCTGCAGCGTTTTCTGCAAGCAGTTCCCCCTCCTCAGCTGTACCATCAGAAGTGGACCAGGTAATATCCTGACCGTTTGAAGTATTGAGGATTTGCGCAACGCTCACGATCCCGCCGTAAGCTTTCATGGCATCAATGATGGTATTTCGCATCTGGGTAGGGACCGTATAACCACCTTTATCATCAGGTGTCGTTCCCTGCGCACGAAGTTCTTTAACGGCCTGACGTTCTTCAGCAGTCAGCTCACCGAAGCCATGGCGCAGGAGACGATCGAATGCAGCAGCACGGCGCACTTCTGCCTGCATTTCAGGACTTTCCTGACGCTGGCGCTGTTCAGGCTCCTGTTCATCAACAAAAGACTGATCATGGCGGCGCAATTCCTCTTCACGAGCGATACGCTCATCAAGCGCGTCCAGTTCGGATTTTGCGGCGTTCCACTGAGTGCGCTGCTCTTCGGTCCAGGTGGTATCACCAATTTTATCGTGCAGAGCACGCATATCAGTGGCGATGGTGTTACGTTTTTGCTTCATTTCATGCAGTTTCATGGTTTTTCCTTACGCGTTAAGAAGAGTCAGCAGGCGCTCACGCGCCATTCGTTGATTAATGGCGTTATGTAGCGCACCGCTGTCGCGCGCCTCCTGCCAGGCTTTCATCGATCGGACGCCGGAATCGGCCTCCTGATATGCGGGATAGGTCACCGGACTGACATCAAACAGCCGGGAAAACTTCGATATTTCGCGAATAACTACCCCTTCGTCGTCCTCGTACCAGTGTTCGCCGTCGCGGGCGACACGAAAGGCAAAGGACGACTGATTAATGTCACCGCGAAGCATCGGAGCCAGCACCAGGTCGCGAATGGTTTGCGTATCCGGCGCGGTAATGTCGTAACGCAGACCGCGATCATCTACAGACAGTGACAACGTTCCGGCAGCGCTACGACCAAGGATAAAATTAGGGTCATGGTTAAACAGCCCGCGAACATCATCATTGAGCACATCGTCAAAAGCACCGGGTTTGATAATTTCACGAAAACCCCAGAGAGGTTCAGAGCGACTGTTAAACACCGATCCGTAACCCAGAATGCGGGTGGGCTCATCGGTGCGTTGTTCCGCGCGAACCTCCCCGCTATAGCAGCGTGTTTCACGGTCATTCATTGGTTTTTTCCTCGTCGGTTTTTGGTGCCTTAAAATCGTCTGCCGGGTTAGCCGCGTTCACGCTTACCAGCATTTCATCCAGGCCGTCTACCGGGTTCATATCTTCAAAGGCTCGCGCCTCGTTGCGGCTCATCCAGCCATCAGTGATCGCAAAGTGGTAGAACTGGGCACGCTCCTGCGGGGTTCCGCGTAGCAGGCCTGTCAGGTTAAACCGGACGTAATACCCGGCCGCCAGCTCCGCACGAGTAAACAGCCGTCGGTTAAGCTCCTGCTCCCAGTTCGTTACCCACGGCATGATCGTGTAGCGGACAAACTGAATGGCCTGCTGCGTAATGTTTGAGAAGGTGGCTTTTTCGAGATCGTTAATCATGTGTGCAGGAACATTGAATATCCCGGCAATCATGGAGCGGTTCAGTTTAGACATGTCGATGATCTGCGCATCAACAGGGGAAACAGTCAGCGCTTTGTAATCCAGCTCTGCCGGGAGAAGCATTGTTTTATTCTCCTGGCTACGCAGCGCAACAACTGCCTTTTGCCACATGCTTTTTAAACGCCCCCAACTTTCATCATTCAACTGGCTTTTTACAGAAATGATGCCGGCTGGTCGGGCATTGCCACTGAAGAAAGAACTGGTGTATGCCTGCCCGCTCATACCCATACCGATCGTCTCGGCGTGTTGCATGATCGGGCTGAGTCCCATTTTCTGGTTATTGCCCAGTGCCCTGATATGCACCATATCGTCAGGGTTTATAGCAAACGCGCCTTCTTCGTTGTAAACCCCATAGGTGTAACGACCTCCGGTGTTAAGTAGCGTGGTTTCCCACGGCATACAGCATTCCAGGCCGGAAACCTCACCACGCCGGGAACGTTTTACCCATGTATAACCATTACCCCAACCCAAAATATGACGCTGTTTTAACTCACGCCATTTATAGCTGGTCTGCCACACATTCGGTTCATCATGCACCAGGTAGAACACCGGATGATCGCGTGCTGCTTCAACCTTGTTATTGGTTTTCCTCATCACATGTAGCGGCATCTGTGCAATATTTGAGGAAATAACATAAATACAGGCGTAAACAGCCGCCAGTTTCATCGCAGTTTCGGGGCTGACAAAAACATCGCGGGCAAAAATATTGTCCGTTTCTGCTGATTCTCCCGTAATTGGGGTAGAAGGATTCTCCAGTGGTTCATTGCGAAACAGGGCATCAAGCAGCATTTTTCCCCCTCATTGCGACCACCAGCGCATAAAGCAAAAGCAAACTACCGGACATTATCAGAGATGAAGCCAGCCCGAACTTGAGATATACGCCAGCAGCGAGCGAACCGAACCCTGCCAGCCCAATAGCATCAGTCATTAATGTTTTCATAGAATTAAAAGATCTTCGTCAGGGTCGAGTGTGGACAGGAAATCAGCTTCACCACCACCGTTAACCAGCATTCTGCTCATTGCAGTAAATAGCGCAGCGGGACCATCTATTTTCGCTTCTGGCGTGGATTTGTTCGGAAAGATATTGTCGTTTTTGTCAGGCTTGACGGTAACGTTTGACATCATCCAGTTCATAACCGGATGATTGCTGTGATGAAAACGCCCGCCATAAACCAGAGACTCCACCTCTTTCATTGACTCAGAAAAGTTTCTGACCGTCTGCGGAACCTCCACCAGCGGTACACCCTCTTCTGCCAGAGCCAGGCTAAACTGCGTTGCGCTCCACGGATCGAATCCCGTTTCCTTCAGGTTTTCGCCGCTAATCCACTCCAGAAAATCAGCTTTAATCTGCGCATGATCGATAACATCACCATCGGTCAGTTCCAGCTTCCCAAGCTCAGCCCATTTGCGATACATCTGCGCCATTTGAGCGGAACATTTTTCCAGTCGCCCTTCGGGTAACCAGAATTTAAAGTCTGCATGCGCGTGACCGTTGTCTGCCCGCCAGAGTTTTACCGCAGCACAAATATCAATCTTGTGGGCCAGATCCACACCAGCCCACATCGGGTAGGTTTTCAGCTCATGACGGGGGGCTATAAACTCACAGTTTTCCCACTTAATCATGTCCATCCAGGCTGACTCAGCGGTCACCCAGATATTCATGTGTTTGGTGAAAAAGTTTACTCTGGCGGAAACCTGTTCTTTGGCCTTCTTTGCCAGGCGTCGAAGGTCATCCCAGCGCTTACAGATACCCAGCCCGGGGTTAGCCTTTTGCCAGACTGTTTCGTCAAACGGATCATCATCCTTATCCAACGTGAAGATAATGGCGAAAAAGGTATCATCCTTAACCGCGCCTTCCACTTCGCTGTTATAGCCACGCAGCACCTTAATGGCATAATCGCGCAGCTCGTAACAAATCCCTTCTTTGTTAAACCCGGCAGTCGTTATGCCAAACAGAAGAGACTGCAATCGTGCGCCGGTTGCAGTCTCCAGAACGTCCCAGACATCACGGGTTTTATGCGCATGAAGTTCGTCGACGATGCCACAATGGATATTGAGACCATCAAGATTGTTGGCATCAGAAGAAAGCGGTTCAAACTTGGATGCTGTCTGCTCCTGGTAGATCGCCAGTTTATTGAATTCAAACAGTCGCCCAAGTGTGGGTTTCGCTTTTTTAACCATGTTTTTCGCATCTTCAAAAACGATGCGAGCCTGATCCCGCGTAGTCGCTGCGGAATAAACCTCTGCCCCGCCCTCACCATCGGCGCCAGCCATATAAAGACCAACGCCAGAAGATAGTGTCGATTTGGCATTTTTACGGGCGACTTCGTTATATGCCGTGCGAAACCTGCGAACCATCACCGGACGGCCGCTGCCATCATTACGCAGCACAACTTCGCCTGTTTCTTCATTTACCAGGGGAATAACAAAACCGAAGATGTTGATCAGAATGAAAACATGCCAGTCCATCAGCTCAATCGTCTGGCCTGCCAGTGCTCCTTTAACATGAGGCACGAATTTATAGAAATTGAGGATGTGTTGTGCGCGGGGCTCGCTGAAATAGATGCCACGTTCTTCACCGTGCTTAAGATCATCAAGAAATCGCTGGCAGGAAAGACGGACATATTCACAGGCAATAACTTCCCCGGCAACGACGCGTTCGGCGTAACGTATGCCATCAGAAACTTTAGCCATCAGTCCCTCGCTTTCATAAATTCAGCAATAAGATCAACTTCGCCCGGATTATTTGTACTTACCTTCGAGCGACTGGCAGGCGTCATTCCGAACTCACCAAGCATGGCTCGCAGCCTCTTCCAGGCGTCAGCTTTCATAATTGCAGCCGGGTGTGCCTTTATCATGACGTCACCAATCTGCGTTTCAGTTCGGTACGTATACCCCTCAATCTCCAGCGTGTCGCAGTGATGTCTGTATTCGGTATACGCTTCCACAAGCAGTTCAAGGGCTCGCCCATCAAGCTGGGAGATCACACCGATGGCGTCCAACTCTTCAGCCATCCGCTTAAACCAGTACTTCCCCTGCTTGTCGAAATGCTTGGGAACTGGGGGGACCCCTTTAGGTGGTTTCGGCTCGTTATTGTTGATCGGTCGTTTGGATGGGTTACCCCTCACCAAACGCAGATGGGTAGGGGTTTTCGGCGGTCCTGACATAATCGAAAACTCCTATTAATCATCGGCTGGGGGACCCCAAAAAAAGTTTTCTAACCTGCGGCGATGTGAAGAAAGGCTAGGCGGCGGTCCTTTGGGCCTTTGCCAACAGGGATTTGACCTCCCCCTCCCCTCCACGTCTGTTGATGGTAATCATTATCATTTGAAGCGTTCGCGCCCTGTTTTCGAGCGGTGGCAGGGCCAGCACAGGCTTTCGAGGTTCGAATCATCATCGGTACCCCCATGTGCCTTAGCCTTGATATGGTCAACGGTTGTGGCCGCGACAGCACGTCCAGTACGCAGGCAGTTCTGACACAGATGGTTGTCACGCTTCAGGACACGGGCTCGTTTGATATCCCACTTACTGCCGTAGCCACGTTCATGGCGACTCTTACCCTGCTGGTGCTGTTGCCAGCCTTCATTACGGTGCTGCTCACAGTAGCCTGAGCAATCAATTGTGGTGCCGGAACAACCGCGCTTGCGACAGGCGCGAGGGATTCGAGTTGGCATATTGCATCCTTACAAAAATCCATGATGTTGCATGTACGTGCGACACGCATAAAAACATCGTATTATCGAATGGTTTAGAGGTTAATGTGGTAAATCTGTCGGATTGATTACAGGTTTTTCAGTAACTCTCTCGCGAAATTCTTTTGCCATATGTTTAGATCACCCACAGCAAAAAGCTCAAAGAGGATTTATGAACGCCTTCACATTCAAAAATTGTTCTTTCATTGATAACGGCATTGGCATATCAGCCCCTGCTGATGTTGCCATTAAAGCCGAAGGCACCACATTTACTAATAACGGAAAAGCAGTAGAAATAAGAGATAAGTTGCCCCCAGAAATTTCGTCTCTTTTTTCTGAGGGTGTTAGTAAGAAAAAGCTACTTGAGTTGATAGAAAATGTCCGTAAGGACGAAAATCCAGAGCCTGACTCTGTTGCACGTCGTCTAAAAAAATTGGGATTAAGTAAATGGATTGCAAATGGCGCAAATGTAGTAACCGTTGGGACAGCTATAGTCCAAATAATTAGCAAGCTTTACAATAATAATTAATAATACTACCATCCTAACATCGAAGCATATTTCTGATACATCCTCGAAATGAGCTAGAAAGCCCACTGATGTGTGGGCATTCTAGCAATAGTTTTCAACTCTATTTTTACTTTCCACAATTCGACATATATGCTTTGTTATGCACCAAGATGTCTTTCTTCGTCTGGCGATCCATAACCTCAATGTCGCGTTCAGTGAGGTAGATGATATTCACCCAGTCACAGGCCGTGTCCGTTACTTCAGGTTTTGCGGGTAAATTTTTCGCGCAACTCACGGTCAACATCGTCATCAGGAAGATGATTAACAGTCTGCTGTACATCCCTGGCTCCTTTTGTTGTCTCTATCCGGCGTTCGGCTACCGCTTCAGTAGCTGCTGCACGTTCTTCAGTGCGTTGCTGGTCCGCTTTTGTTTCGGCGATACTGGTACCGCGTGATTTACCCAGACCAAAAGCACCGGCAATTGCTGCCAGCGCGGCAACAATCAGGCCGATAATCATTTCAAGTCCCATAGTGACCTCACACCAGTGCGGCTTTAGCTTTGGCGTAACGTTCACGGCGGTCTTTAATGCCGTTCTGCCCGCCATTAATAATCTGCGTTACGCGTTCCACATCACCCGAATACATCAGGCAACCGCGTAACGTGAAGTACCACGCCGCCGAACGGGCCGCATGTAGCTCTTGCGTTAGCAATTCTGGCGTACTGACAAGGTCAAGTTTCAGCGCTGCACCACATTTGGTGTAGTTCTCACGGCCGGTGATTTGAAGCAGGCCACGACCGCGATATTTCCAGCCGTCCCCCTGGCTGTTATTACCCATACGGTCACCGTAAACCAGATTGGCTATTTGCGGCTGGTGAGCGACCTGCTTACCATCGACACGCCCCAGCATTTCGCACTGATACGGCGTCAGACGCTTACCAAAGGTTTTCTTCAGCCCCTCAACCGAGTAGTTGAAGCTTTCTACCAGCGAGGTAAAGCCATTGGATTCGTGCCCGACTTGTGCAATGAACATGGCCTGATCATTAACTGCTGTAATGCCAAACTCTTTCATTGCCGCATCAATGTGCGGAAACCAGCGCGCAGAAACCCCGGCGCTGATACCAGCCGCCTGCTGAAATTGTGATTGGTTCATTATTGCCTCAGATGATCAACTAGGCGTGCCACGTTGCCTCTGACGGCGACCAGCACAGACAGGAAAATAATGTTGGCCCCGATAGTGGCCCATGACGAGTAAGGGTAAATACCGCACAGATACGCCAGCGGAACGGCGCTGTAGATGACCGTAAGCAGCCACGCCAGGCGAGATATCCACGGTCGATGTCGCGAATCGCCGCGACGGTAAAACATCAGGGTCAGCACCACCCCAGCGCAAAGCAGCGCATTGATTGTTGCCGACGGGTCATTTAGTACCACCTGAACCTCCCCGGCGCGTTATCAGCGCCACCAGCGAGCCAACATCCTGATTATTCAGGAACGTCAGGATTTTGACGGCTAAAGCAGAAACGATTACGGCACCAATGGCATCCAGTGGTTTATCACTGTAGCCAGTAACCTGAGCCAGCTTTGAACCCACCAGCCCGGAACAAAGGATCCCCGCGATATACGACACCAGAAAATATGCCAGACGGCGCGCTGCACTTAGATCAGCAGTGGTTGCAATGTAAAATACAGCTCCAGCAAACGCGCCAAACACCACGCCGTAATCGGTTCCGGACAGAAAGCCATAGACGCTGGCCCCCGTCAGGACACCACCAGCCAGCCCAGTACCGGAAATCGGATCGGACATTTAGCCCCCTCTTTATTTCTGTGAGTCCTCTCAGGAATGAGGGGAATAAAAAAAAGGCCCCCACCCGGGAGCCTTATGAACTGTGTAATTATCGTTTAACTAATGTTGGTGCTGATGCTTAATGTCGACATAGACATTCCCATCTTCAGATTTAACCTGACTAAGTTGAAGTTCTAACACTAATTTTTTAAAATCAACACCTGCAATTGAACTGATAACCATTAATATCATGTTGAACTTTCTGTTCAGTCTGAACATCATCTGAAGTATTTCATTAAGTGAATTGTTTACATCACTTGGTTCAGTGCAATGTTTTAGAAGGTCGATACTATTTTCTTCATCCAAATCTAGAGTAGAGGGTTTCTCTTTATCCCTCCGAAGTGCAAGGTGCCCACGCAGCAAATGAAGCGGTAACAAGACTGAAATGGCATCTTGAAATGCATCAACAGCAATACTTTTTTGCAATAAGGAAGCATCTTCGCGTGCCAGAAATTTTTCAACTAATGGCAGCATAAAATGGCGGCGCAAAAAAATGGTAAAAGCATACATGATCACATGTATAACTATAAAAGCGACAATGATCAGGGGGATGAGCATTTCCATGATTAGTAACCTTAAGTTTGCGGTGGTGTCGCAGTTTGCGAAGCAGCCGTCATTGTAGGTTGCGTACTTTCCTTTAACTTAACTTCATAGAGTGACACTTGCGCCTGTAACAAACTTCTTACTTTTTGATTATCAAGATGTTTCATCTTAGCACAAAAACGTAAGATCAAAAAAAGCGGCAAAGAACTAGCGATTAACAAGTAACCCGTAGAAGCGATAATCGGTGCTTTATCATAAAACTTAAGCGTATTATCAAAAAAAATCTGCGCTACTTGAGCGATGTTCGACATCTTATCTGCATCAGCCATGAACGCAGACTCCCTAATGTGTGAAATGTTCCGTAAAATTACTTCAAAAGGTAATTTTTGTAAATAATGGTCGGAACACCCTACCAAAAACCATAGTAGTTATTGGCATTTTACTTTGGCAATGAAGAGCTTGTGAACATGTCAGCATCAGCCAATAGGTTTTAATGATGGCTGATTTTCTAAAAAAAACCCGCACGATGGCGGGTTTCTATTTGTTCTGTTGCTCAGTTCGCTTTAACGTCCCGAGCTTATCACAATTTAAGCACTTTCCGGCTCACTTTTCAAGTGGAATTTGCCGCCATTTGTGTCAAACGCGTCACAGAGTGGTGCGTAAAGTATCGATTCTGCAAGACTTACCCATGTATCAATTCGGCGGCGGCAGGTCATGAAGGTCCATTCAGGGTGTTTTTTCCGTAGCTCAGTTGCCATCTGGCGTTTGCTCTTGCGCAGGCGGTGACGGTCAATGATCACGCCATAGAGAGAACAGTTATCATCATTCATCAGGACGGCAGCAATGACGCCGTCGATTTTCAAGCCCTCATCATCAGTGCAGAAGGCCAGACCGCTTTTATTCTTCCCTTCCAGAATCTCTTTGAAGAACGCTTCTAGTTCGGGTTTGCTGATACCCGCTTTCTTCATCCGGCGTAGCGCTTCGTTGATTGCTGTTTTGGTGATTTTTCCGGATGCCAGTAGCTGGTTAAACATGTTTCCACCACTACCACCGCCGATATATGACCAACGTCCCCACATGCGCAACTTACCCTGCACCCAGATGCTTTCCAGAGTACGAAGACGAACCATTTCACCAGATTTACCAACTTCAGAAGGATTAATCATTTAGCGTTCTCCACTTACGCCAGTACGCCGATTGCCAGCGCACGATCTATAACCCGAAACATGAGGACCAACTGGTCACCGTATTTCGATTCAAATGCCACAGGATCAGCATGCAACTCGTCGTGATGCTCTCTGCACAGAGGAATCACAAACAGGTCGTGTGCCTTTGTACCCATTCCACCCTGAACGTGGCCAATCAGGTGGTGGGGGTCGTCAGCTTGCTTGTTACAGCAGACGCACGGTTGGGCCTTAACCCATCTAGTGTATTTCTCATTCACCCAGCGGCGACGCTTGGGTTTAAGCATGAAGGATTCCGGTGTCTCCGGGTCTACCTTCATCACCACTATCTTTTTCGCTTTCTCCTGTACGAGTTGTTGAGCAGGTAATGTCGGAACAATATCGCTTTCACGTGTTACCGACTGGTGAGTATCTTCATTCAGACGAAGAGCTTTATGGGCTACGGCCTCAGGTATCTCATCAGCCAGGTCGTTCCTGACCATCCACCAGCAAAACTCCGGCAGCGTCAGAATGTGGTCCTCACTGAAACCTAATTGGCCGTTTACAACCTTCAGTAGCCAGGATACCAGGTTTTCACGGGCTATACCCGCCAGACCTTCAGTGAACTGATCACGAATTTTTAAGTCACAGCCCCAGCACGTGCGGATTGAGCCAGGCGCATGCCGGGTGATGGTGTAGTTGCGATCATGCCACTCGCTGTGTGGGTACTGACATTCCATTTTTCTTTCAAGCCAGGCATCCAGTGAATTCAGTCCACCAGCACGATGTATGACCTTCTGATTTTCGAAGACATCACGCATCAACGGATCGTTCTGAAGCTCCTGAGCAGTATCCGGCAGCATGCCAGACGGTAACTCAGCCATTGACTCTGTTTGTGGCTCGATAAGAACACGCCCACGTCTGAACAGATGCATCAGTTCACTGCCTGGGCGAAATATCACCACCCCGGTCATCGGTGCCACTTCAGGTGTCAGTAATGCCCTCACGCTACCTGCCCCTTAGCAATATGCTCTGCCCACAGGCTACCAATCCAGCGAACACCCTTGGCGGTGAAGCGGGACTGATTGAACGCGTAATTTGTCTGGTTTGTCGTCCCCGTCTTAACCTCAAAGCGCCCTGCTTCGATATGCTTGCTCTTTGGCGTGAGAACACGGTTAAGCCGGTACATGATGCCGTTCTCAATCAGGAACATCGCAAACTCTGGCTCTTTGGCGTTAAGCAACTTGGCAACCTGTCGGAAAGTCATTGAACCAGTAGCCGTCACATAACGATCAACAAACTCGGCCTTCGGTGCGGCTACTGCCAATTCATCACTCAGGCGCTGTTTCTGTTCTGCCAGATCAGCAGCAAGGCGCAGAGCCTCAGGAAGTGACCGTGGAACAATCATTCCACCGCTGCTCTCCAGTTCCTGCCAGCGGTCAACAAGTCGGGCGGTGAACTCCGGAGATAACTGGGCAACGATTACGTAGCTGTCTCGTTTGTTCACTTCGTAGTGATGGTAGGTCTGCCCGTTCTGGGGATGGGTGTACTGCAATGCAGCATACCCTCCAATCACACCGGAATTCATGAGGCGCTCTATCGTTATGCACACATTGCTGTGCCGGGAATCAACCAGTTTCGCAATCTCACGGCTGGACATGATGATCTGCTGCCCTACCGTTGCGGCATGGTGGGTCGGACACATTACGGTGATGCTCATCTGTTGCATGCTCTGTCTCCACTTATCAGGCGGCTGCACCCGCCAAGGTTTCAAATCGGCTGATCGTTATCTCTACCCTTCCAGGCTTTACTACCGGTCCCCACTCAATTGCCATCCGTTTAACCTGACTGTCGTCTTCCCAGACTCTGGCATTCGTAAGTGCATCGAAAAGTGCTTTGTTGTAGTTGTCCAGATCCCGCCGTCTGTTATCTGGCGGGAAAAGAACTATGTTTACCTCAACGTTGACGTTAACTGGTTTTGGTATGCCGCCGTACTGCTGCACAACAGAGGCATAAACGTTCTTCTTGAACTTCCTCCCCATCTCGCTTATCAGATGCTTACCCTTTAACGCTCCACGGTCAGGGGACCGGTAATAGGTGTTAACTGTTGGCGGGAATGGCAACGTTAATTTCATTGCTGGACACCTCTCGCTTCCAGCCATGACAAGGCGCGTTCTTTTGAATCACTATCACCGTTAATGAGTGACTTGATGATCGATATCGCGTCTGCCTCATCATTTCCTGAAATAACGGTGATCCCCCTGGAAACTCCAGGCGCTACTGAGATATATCCCTTCTTCGCTATGTGTACCGGTGAACCACATGGCCAGAACGGAATCTTCCGCAGCCAACTCCCAGACGGGCAGACGTTTTATGTCGATGAGTTTCATCGTGCCGTAATGGTTTTCCGCAGCACCATTGCTGATGGTGTTTCCGTATTCCCACGGCGGATCGGCGTAAATCAGTGAGTAGTCCATTAACGACCTCCCGAAAATCGACCAGCCAGATAGCATCCGTCTTCGGCAATAACCGCTGGTTTAGCCAGGCCAAGGCAGCGCTGACGTTCTGCCAGTATTGCTGCTCGCTCTGATTCAATGGCTGATGCGCTGAAAGCCTCCATGTAAATCGTCGCGGCACGGTGAAAGAGACCTTTCGACTCCAGACCTTTCGCCGTTTCCATCAAGGCGCTGACTTCAGCAGTTGGTTCAAACACCTCGAAGTGGCAATCTGCTGGCGGTTCCGCGTAGTAACGGAATTGTCGCCCGTCGCGTTTACGCGTTGCCATCCCAAAACCATAGAGGCGGCAAACGGCGAGTTGGATCCTGTCCTGGCTGAACTGGGTCAGACCTTCTATGATGTCTCTGGTCGTGGAGCCGGGGTTCATGGCAATAAACATCTGGACCGTTTTCAGAATGCTCATCGTTACCCCCTGAACCCTGGTGGAATAGCGCTGTAATCAGTGTTCTTGAAGCTGGGTTTGAAGATGCCATCTTCGCGGGCCCACTCGCCATTAACCCTGGCTGGTCTGCCAGCTTTGTCCCAGTTATTTGCAGACTTGAGGTATCCCGGGAACTTGGACGGCTGGAAAAGCGTCTGTGGTCGTAGGTAGTCAGACATCTTCAGGTCATCACCCCACTTCGCGTTGCAGTAATCCACCACCAGCGACAACTCATCAACGGTGAACCCTTCGCCGATACGTGCACGGATGTTTTGCAGAGACGTGGTTGAAACCTGGTAGCGTGAGTTCGTGACCTGATTCAGATGAACCAAAACCTGTTTAGCCTGATCAGTAATCAACACATCTCGGTCTGGTTGCACCGCAACCGGACAAGAGTCTTTACCTGTAATCTCTGTAGTACTCTCTGTTGTATTCTCTGTAGGATCATCAGTGCATTTTGACCTGATGACATCGGTTCGTTTTGACCTGATGGAGCGTGTCACTTTGACTTCTTCCATCGTGTCATTTTGACCTGATGGAACAGTGCATTTTGACCTCTTCGATTCGGTCACTTTGACTTCATCTAAAAGCTCGCTTTCATAGTTGATCGTGTAGAAGTTTGTCATGTCGCGTTGAGACTTGTTCAGCTGCTCAATTTTGAGCACGCCGAGTGTCTTCAGGCGTGTGAAGGTACGCTTCAGGGTCGACTCAGACCAGAACGGGAACTGCTCCAGCCACTGTTCAGTCGTGTTGTAAATCCAGCGAACACCGTCACGCTCCATGCCAGACGTTGTTTCTTTCAGCCAGTAGTTAATCTGCTGCAATGCAATCGCCTCGTTCAGGCCAATGCTGTATGCAAGGTCAGGATTAATTACTATTGGCCTTGATGTCATTAACAGGCTCATTCGGACCCTCTATTTCCCTGAATTTACGCTGAAACTGTTCGAGAGGACTGAAGCACTCATGCTCGTATCCGTCGCGCAGGTATATAACCCGTTGAGTTTCTGGCTCCCACCGGATAACCCTGACTGGGACGCCGTAGCTGTCTTTAAACCGTCTGTTGAGTGCTCGCATATGCGTTTCGCCCTCCGCTGGAACACACCCACAATTGCGATAGCTCTACTGTGGTTACAAGGAATCCACCGACCTGATACCATGCGCTCATACCGAAACAACGAGGTTCCATGCACTGGAATTCCACGGAGTTGCGGAAGACGGTTATTTACCGTTAAACTGTTCATGCGTTAGTTTCTCCACTGATACGACACGCCACGGAGCCCGGAGCTGCACACTCGCGGGCTTCATTCTTTTCTGGAAGGCAATAAACTCGTGAAATAAGGTTCAGGAACGTCATAAGGGTTACCCGGAACTGGTAGGCTATTTCGTTCAGGCTGTCCCACTCCCCTTTATCAACCACGCCATCATCAATGTATCGGCGGTATGCGTTGACTAAATCGCCGAGCCTGCCCACCAGCTCAGCCAGCTTTAAGCCAATCTCTTCGTTCTCTGCTTCTGGTGCTGCGCCTGGAATGTGGATCCCGTTATCTGTTTGACGAGAAAACGCATCAGCTATGTGACTAACACCAGCGGCTTTTTGTAGTACCATCGCCCACCCCATAGGGAAGATCTGATCCCCATCCACACGGAGGCGGTTAAACAGTGCATTCTCTGTTACCCCCAACCATTCGGCAGCTTCGGCGTAGCCACCAGGAAGGTCGGTAATGGTTTTTTTTATTGCGGCCACCAGCCATGCTGGCTGACGTTCGACTTTCCAACTAGGTTCATTACCCACGGCTAACCCCTTGTCTCTGTGGTTACTATTAATCTGCAGAATCTGTAGATTTCTGTGGGCGGCTGATCTTTTTGATTAAATCAGCAGAGAACTTTCCTTGAGACGCACCAGCAATTTGCTCTGCATAGTTCGTCTCTCCGGTAAAATCAGTACGTGGAAGAGAGCCTTTTTCCATCCACTTATAGATCGCCCGCTGACTACATCCGCATGCAATTGACGTAGCGAGTACACCTACGGCTTTGATTGCTTGGGATAAAGATGGGAGTTTTTCCTCTTGCATACCAACCTCACTTTATGAACTTAAAGTACATATTATGACGGAACTGATAGTTCACGCAAGTACACCTATTATTGAACTCATGGTTCAGGAAGAAAAAGCGCGACAAGACTTCTCCAATAGGCTAGCGCTGGCCTGTGATAAAGCTGGTTTACAAAGCCATGGGCGGCAGGCCGAAATAGCTAAAAAAATGAAGCTAACGCCTAAAGCAGTAAGTAAATGGTTTAATGGGGAAGCAATACCACGTCGTGGAAGGCTGCAAGATTTAGCGGCTCTCATTGGCACGTCTGCTGCTTACTTGCTTGGTGATGAACCTGAGGATGGCGTTAGCAAAGGACATATGAGAATGACACCGGATGTTTATCGCGTGGAAGTTCTGGATCTAACAGTTAGTGCTGGGCCAGGTACATACATGCTCTCAGATTACGTTGAAGTGCTTTATGCGATTGAGTTTACAACTGAGCACGCTCAGTCATTGTTCGGAAATCGTCCTAACGATGATGTAAAAGTCATGACAGTTAACGGCGACAGTATGGCTCCAACGCTCGTTTCAGGTGATCGACTATTCGTAGATATCTCAGTTCGTCACTTCCAGACTGACGGCGTTTACTCGTTTGTATATGGTAAGACTTTTCATGTTAAGCGCCTGCAGATGCAGGGGAACAAGCTTGCTGTGTTGTCGGACAATCCAGCCTATGAGAAATGGTACATTGATGAGAAATGCCAAGACCAGCTGTACGTAATGGGTAAGGCCTTGATTCACGAATCAATTAAATATAACCGACTATAAACGGAATATTTTGGTTATGAAGCATGAAAAAGTTCTTTTCGTCTATTCAACTCTCATCCGAGAAGGTATGGTTGCCAGCGGTTACTATCATCCAGATGCAGTTCTCTTTGATGTTGACCATAAAAAAAACTACTCCTTAGCAGTAACGGTTGGTTTTGTGTACGAATCAGACGTTATCTATTGGAACGAAATTGATGTTATCTTTGATAATAAATCAGTAATAGACAAAAAACATGACGGTGAAAGTACATTCAACGTATTAGCCTCCAGCAAACCAAACACAAATGATATTGTGAATGTCGCATCTTTTTATCTGAAGGGGGTTAACTTCCCTGAACCAGGCATTTACACAGCAATTGTTTCCCTTTATGACAGTGATGAGCATGGGGAAAAGCGGAATTTAATAGATAAAAAAGAGTGTAGTTTTGTCGTGGCGGGGAGTAATAATTAATGGGTGAAGTTTTCCAGTTACCGCTGTCATCCCCGCAGGTTGAAAATCGATCACATGAGCCTCATACTAGTGACTATGGTGGTGGCAATGGCGGAGGTGATGATATGTTACAGCGCATAAAAACTCTTGAAGATAAAGTTGCTACCATGGCAACTGACATTGCTGTGATCAAATCTAACTATGCAACATCTGCCAATGTAGAATCTGTTAAAACTGACATAGCCAATGCAAAAGCAGATCTCCATAGCGCAATGCGCCTTCAAGCATTAGCTATTATCGGCTCAGTTCTTGCGGCCGTTGGTACTGGTGTTGGGTTAATTATAAAAATGATGCCAGCTTTACCGCACTAAAGATCCTACATACTAACCCGGCCACCGCGCTGGGTTTTTTATTGCCCCTTTCTCACCATCGCAGCCGCATCCCGCAATACACCTTTGTGAATGACGTTTCCCACTGCCTTGCGCTTAGCCTCTAAGCTATCAACAATCGCATCGCGGCTTATTATTATCCCGTTAGCTATCAGACTGACTACTGCGCCACCAATTTCACCCTCAATGAATGCTGCGCGGTCTTCCTCCAGTTCGTCACGATCCATAACCCACCCTCACTGATGTTTTTTTAATCATACCACTACTCAACCAAAAAATATATTTGCCTAAATATCAGTCACCTACAATCATAAAAACAATAAGTGAACCAATTGTACTTTACTAATGTGAACCATTGGTACATATTAAGTACACCACCAAGCAAACATCCAGTCACGCTAAGCATCTCGCAGGGTTCTTACCGGGACTGGAAAAGTTACCACTTGGAGACGGTCCTTTTAAATGTCCTGGACAGTGGCGCTTTGGTCGCGATAACAACCACTCCAGTTGATCCTGGGAGTTATCAGGTCAGTGAGATGCCAGCACTCTCGACGGCAGTGACAGCCGGAAGTAGACGGCGCAGCCAAGACGATATCTGAGTGGCTTTAAAAACAGATGGGAGTCGGTGGAATCCCGGCAAATTGGTTTCATGTACCGAATGAACACATGATGACGCGGCGAAAGAACCGTGACAGGAGGGAAGTAGACCCCACGAACACAACATGAAAGCGCACTCCTTTACTTACCAGTTATGGGTGACAGGTGTGAAACAGGTGGAGTGCGCTTCCAGTTGTGGCATTAGCTCAGCTGGATAGAGCAACGGCCTTCTAAGCCGTGGGTCGCAGGTTCGAACCCTGCATGCTGCACCAGAATCACGTAGCCAGCGTGGTACCAGGAAGTAAGAAAGCTGTGTGGAGTCTTGGCGGTACCAGTACCAACCTTTGAAGTCCCTGGTACCGCCCTTTTTACTCAACTGAAAGCGCGTTCTGTCCCTTGTCATTAAGTGCCAGTTCGTTAAATCCAAAACCAGCGGAACGCGCTTTCAATTGAGTGGAGAAATTAAGCACCGGTATTGCAGTACCGGTTATGGCGATCAGCCTCAAGCATCCACTGGGTGCTTGGTGATGGTAATAACGCCATCTCAACCTTACAGGAGACGTTGAGACTGTTCTGGTTGAATTGGAGAGATATTCTTAGCCCGCTTCGCGGCGGGCACTTTTCTGGAGGTTGTATGTCTGCGAATGATCTGGCGGTAAAGTACGGTACTTACCAGCCCGAAAATTTACTGATTATTCTCCCACTGGACGAAGCATCAGACATCATTCGAGAGCGTCTTCGCGCCGAGGTAAGGCGTGATCTGGAATCTGAATATGAAGCTCGTATCTCAGACGCCGAAGAAGATGCTTCCGAATGGGAATCGAAATCTGATAGTTACGAATGTGATGCCACCTGCTTCGCCAGAGCAGTTGAAAAGGCTTTACTGGCGCCATCATTCGAAGAGGCCAAAATTATTCTCGAACGAGTTAGATCGGATAACAGGGAATATTTTTAACTAATTATTAATTAACGAATTAGGCAACATTCATAGTGCCGGGATTCGTGCAACCAAAATTCAGCGCCGTGCAGGGCGCATATAACACGGAGAAACTAACTATGACGACCACACAGAACGTCACTGAGTTACAACCACGTATGACCAGAGAGCAACTGATCGATGCAGCCAGTAAAGCGGCCCCTCTCCTTCCGGTTGCTTACCGCGGGATAATGACCGAACTGGCTAACCGCCTTGATATCGTCAGCGTTGCGCTGTGCGAGTCAATGGAACAGCGTAAATCACTGGCCATCGAGAACACCGTTTTACGCGATGATGTTGTCTGCTGGGCAAAAGAATGCGATCGCATCGTTGAAAGACACACTAAAACACGCAGCAACATACACCTTCTGGAAGCTCAACGCGAACTTCGTGAGTTAACTCCGGTAACTAATGTTGTGATGAATGAAGGGGCTAAGTGATGGCCGCTAACTCATTCAAACAGATGTCCCGTGACGGGGCCATCAAGCGCACCGATACCGGGATGTTTATCAGCCTTGAACATATCCATGTGCGTGAAGGTTTCAACAAGCGTGAAGACGACGAACGCACCCGCCAGGCAGATGACGACCTGTTTAACTATCTGATGAACGGTGGCACTGTTCCTCCACTGGAGGTTATTGCACGTGATGAAGGTGGTGTGTGGGTTGTTGAAGGCCACCGACGCAGTCGCTGCTACGCTCGTTGTGCTGAAGCAGGTAAGCCAGTAGACCGCATTCATATCATGCCGTTTAACGGTAACGATGTGCAGCGTCTGGCTCGCATCATGACCAGCAATAACCAACTCCCCCTTTCCGATATTGAACAGGCCGCTGTTATTCAGGAGCTTCATAACGCTTTCAACCAGACCACCAGCGAGATTGCAAAACTGGTTAATAAGTCTGTAGCTACCGTTGAGAAGTTGCTAACTCTGAGTACCGCTAATTATGACGTTCAGCAGGAAGTTAAATCTGGTGCAGTGTCTGTTGATGTTGCTGTTGACCGCGTTCGTGAGTTTGGCGAACAGGCTGGTGAGGTTCTCCAGCACGATAAAGCAGTAGCCGCAGCCCAGGGGAAAACAAAGGTTACGCGCAGTTCTATCGCTCCGGAACTCAATATTAAAAGTGCTCGCCGTTTCGTGGAGTTAATGGCCATGGCGACGATCAGCGATGAAGGCGTGTTCACTTTACAAGGCACGGCACTGGCTGAAGCTCTGGCAATCATCGACGAACACAAAACCATTGCTGAAGCTCGCGAAACCTATCGCCTTTCACAGCCAATCCCTACGACAGAGATTATCGGGAAAGTGCTGTATGTGAAGCTGGACGGTAAGGAAATCGGCTCGGCAATAATTTACCGCGGTAAGAACGTCACGCTCGACCTAGGTGACAGAAAAATCATCGCCAGCCAGTCAAAAGCAGTGGCCCACTTCGTTAAACAACACAAACTTCAGCAGGTACACACCAATGCAAACGATCAATAACCGTATGACAGAAACTCAAATTGCTGATCTCTTCAGCCTGGCGGTTCAGTTGCAGGTTAAAGCTGAAGAATCAGAAGATCGTGATACTGCAATTTTGGCCTACTCAATTCAAAACGCCTGCTCAAATTTAACTGAATCCCGTCGCGAGTTCTGGGCAGCAGACGCGACTATTCACAATCTGGAACTGAAACTCACCGACCTTGCAGTACAGCTCGCTAACGCCGAGAGCAAGTGCAGGGGGCTGGAGGCGCGGGCTGTCAACTTACCAAAACGCAGCGTTGGTGAAGTCATGCACATGAGCGGATTCAGCCGGGATTATGCCGAGGGATGGTGTGCCGGTAATGACAACGCTATTCACGAAATCCGCGCCGCTGGCATTGGCGTGAAGGGGGAGTGAGATGATGAAAAATGGAAAATACGACGAGAGAAAAGACCTTCACCTTTGGTTTGGGTTGTCATACGCAGCATTTCTCGTGATGCCGCGCGTTGCAATGATGCAAATGCCGGAAGATTGGCAGGAGAAAATGGCCGAGTTGCTCAATCAGTATGATGAAACGATTGATACCGCTGCGTTTGGTGTAAAAGGTTGTCGGGTTAATGCGCTAACTGGCGATGGTAAGCTAATGAAAATGCCGGAAGAGTTATTAAATTACCGCCACCCACAGCCAGAAACGATAGCGGCGCTTTTGCTGCCAAAAGGTGAGGACTAACCATGACAACTAACAACCACCCGGCGCACGGCCCTGTATCACTCGATCGCCTGCACCAGATAAGCGAAATACTCAGCAAAGCAGCAGCACAAAGCGACGGCGGTAATCTCGGCTACGCAATGGCTGATGCTGTGAAGGTGATTGATGGGGTGCTGGCGTCGATAGCTCGTGAGAAGATACGCCGCGAGCATGCAATATGGTCACAGGCTACTTTCGGTGATGTCGGCCCCGTTGGTCCGCTAAAGCACTTATCCAAAGAAGCGCTCGAGGCTGCTGCTGAACCAGGCGACCTTAGTGAATGGGCTGACATGCAATTCCTGTTATGGGATGCGCAACGTCGTGCCGGTATCAGTGACGAGCAGATTACCCAGGCGATGGTAGAAAAGCTGGCGGTAAACAAGCAGCGAGAATGGCCTGAGCCGAAAGACGGAGAACCGCGACTACATATCAAAGAGAAGTCAGAACCGGTGCTTCCGGAAATTGAATGCGATATCTGCGGGCATGTATCTACTGACCCAGAGGGGCGGCACTACTGCTGCGAGGATAACAGTAATGATTGATAAATACCGTTTGGAGGATATGCGGCGCGAAAGCGGTGAAAAGGGAGAACTTGCCCGGTGGGTAATCCAGTTGCAAACAGACCTGGATAGTGAGCGCCGCAAAGCTGGCAACTCCCCGGTAACTCTGGATACATGGATTCTGGTAAGCGAACGGATGCCGGAGCGCGATGTTGATGTGCAGGTTTACTGCGCTGATAAGAAAGAGCAGATGGTTGGATACATGGAGCGCAATGAATCAGATGGATGGTTTAGGTTTGCATCGCTTCCGAATGGTGTCGGCGTTTATTGCAAACCAACCCACTGGATGCCACTGCCAGCAGCACCGCAGCAGGAGGTGAAGCCGTGAATAAATCAGAACTCCTACAGAAAGTATCTGAACTGGCCAGTGAATGCCATAAGTTGGCCTGCGAGCTTGATATTGGTGACGAGCGAACCGAAATGTTCGAAATCTACGGAGTGCTGCACAACCTTGGTCGCCGCGGCTACGCTAACCAAGTAGGCCGTCGAATGAATCCTCTCCTGATGTCACAGGAAGATGATGATGAGGATGATGACTGATGCCTAACCCATTCGACGCGATTATGTTCGTGCTGCTGGCTATCAGCGCACTTCAGGGCATGGGGTGGCTGCCATGGTGAGCAAACTCAAACAGCGGCGCTTGCGCCGCCTCAAAGCCGATGTGGCATGGTGGAAATCTGAAGCTGAATACTGTAAGGCGAGAGTGTTCGAACAGGCAAACGAAATTGCTGAACTCAGAAGCATAGTGATTCGTGTGCCAATGCCAGTAATGGTACCAGCTGAGATAGTTAATCAACTTAATGGGAAGGATTCGAAAGAATATCCATTATGTCGCAATTGCAACGATGGAACCCGTCACGGATGTTCATCGTGTGCTTACAGAATGAAGTAACCGGGTGCAGCCGGTTCAAGTGGAGAACTATCTATGAGCGGACAAATCCAACGTTTTCTTACTCCTGATGACCTCTATCAATTAACTGGTTATCGTCGCCCTTCCCTACAGTGTAAAGCTCTGAGGGATAGTGGGGTATTTTTTATCCCACGTAAGGACGGCAGACCAGGAACAACATGGGATCATGTATCAAACCCGGTTGGCCTTAAGTTGATAGTGAGTAATCCAGAGGAAGAAGAACCAAACTTTAAGGATATGTAATGTCTAGAGCTCGCAAAAACCCCGATGATAACTGGATGCCTCCCCGCGTTCGTCGGGGAAAATCTGCTTATGAGTTTCGTACAACAGATGGTCGTACCGTCAGGTTGTGCAATCCTGATCTAACAAAATCGCAGGTATGGGCAGCTTACGAAAACTTCATAAACGATTTAAAGGTTGGTACTAACTTCAACGCACTTTGTGAAGAGTTCTTTAATTCCGGCGATTTCCACGAGTTAGCAACTGAAACACGTAAAGACTACAGAAAATACGGTTCAAAGGTAAATGTTGTCTTCGGGAAAATGAAGCCGGATAACATCAAGCCCGAGCACATCAGAAAATATATGGATAAACGAGGTGTTAAGAGCAGAGTTCAGGCAAACCGCGAGAAAGCATTTATGTCCAGGGTGTTTCGGTGGGCATACGAACGAGGAAAGGTGAAGATGAATCCTTGCCAGGGCGTTAAGCAATTTAAAGAGCAGGCTCGTACCCGTTATATTAGCGACAGGGAATATGATGCACTTTATAGCGTTGCTTCTATTCCCGTAAAAGTTGCAATGGAGTTGGCATATCTATGTTGCGCCCGCCAGGGAGACATTCTTGACCTCAAAAAGAGTAAATTATTGAACGAAGGAATTTTAATTCAGCAGAGTAAAACCGCAGTTAGCCAGATTAAGGCCTGGACAAAACGTCTGGAGGATGCCGTTAATCTTGCTGACAGCATTCCTCTCAATAGCGGGATGGTAAGTATTTTTGTCATCCACCAGCCATCAGGTCTGCGATACACACGCGATGCTTTTAATGCACAGTGGATGAAGACAAAAAAACTTGCTGCTGAGAAATATCCAGACCTAGATTTCCAGTTCACTTTCCATGATCTAAAAGCCAAAGGAATTTCGGATCTTGAAGGTACGCTGAGTGAGAAACAAGAAATTTCAGGTCATAAAAACGCCTCACAAACAGCGAGATATAATCGAAGAATTTCAGTTGTTCCGGTCGTTGGGGGGCAGTAATGCCCTCTTTTTATGGCGAAGCTGAATGGCGAAACAATGGTGAACATGAAGCACAAAAACAAAAAAACCACCCGTAGGTGGTTTCACGACACTGCTTATTGCTTTGATTATTCTGTTCTTTCCCATGGTACCCGGAGTGGGACTTGAACCCACACAGCGCGAACGCCGAGGGATTTTAAATCCCTTGTGTCTACCGATTCCACCATCCGGGCTCGGGAAGAAATTGGAGGCGCGTTCCGGAGTCGAACCGGACTAGACGGATTTGCAATCCGCTACATAACCGCTTTGCTAACGCGCCGAAATCTTCTGGCTTTACAGCCAGACATCCGCTATTGCCGATGTCTTAAATTTGGAGCGGGAAACGAGACTCGAACTCGCGACCCCGACCTTGGCAAGGTCGTGCTCTACCAACTGAGCTATTCCCGCATCACCAAGTGACTTTGTTAATCACTTGATTTTGTTATCGTCTGGCAATCAGTGCTGCCGTTCGATGCGTTGCATTCTACTTACCTGACGCAATGAGTCAACGATATTTTTCACCACTGACGATCGTTTGCTGAAATTTGCGTCGAAACGA